GGGAGGTTGATTCCATCTGGCTTACATCCCTTCACCCTCACAACCATCATACACCTCTCGAAGAAGTCATGAATGAAGTCATAAGCACCCGGCATATCAAACATGTCATTCAAATCACGCCCTACCATGTGAACAACGAGTGCTCTCCAATGCTGGCACCAGGCTGACAGGTCTGATTCAATGAGAAGTGTCAAAAAGTCCTCGGAGTCCAAGGGCTTTGTAAGTTCCAAGAACATCTTGATCGTTTCTTGACGGGACTTTGTCATTGTCTGCTGTGGAAGGAATTTGAACACATTGTTAGCTACGTTTGACTCTAGCAAAGTCCATACTAGTCTCATCTCAAACACCATCATCGAGAACATTCGGGGATCTAGTTTGAATTCACGCTCTTTCGGATAAAGACACACAATGTACCAGTCCTGAGGTATCATGCGGTGCATTACCTGGTGCATAATTTCCTTCGGGTCAATTGATTCTCGTGAGATCAGCTCAAGTAGTAACCTCCTTTCGCTAGTTGCATCAACATTATTATCCCATGCTGCCTCAATATTGGACCTATAGTGAGAGATCGCCTTATCATCCATGAGCTCAAGATAATTAGGGCAGTAATCAAACTCGAATATTCTCTCAAACCTACAACTTTCCCAGTCGCTCAATGGATAACTCCAACGATTGAGAGTCCTCCTGCGGGAAGCAAACAACCTATAAAGCTCCGTAGTCTTGTCAGTGAACGTCAAGTTAGGCCACCCAATCTTCCCCACATAAGATTCCAGAAACATCCTCTTAAAGTTCCAACTTATTCGTTGAGCGTCGGTGTAACTAGTGGTGCCTGGAACACGGGTGGTTGCAGCGACTGCACGAGCTCCTCTGTAGGGATCGATAAGGGGATATCCTGAAATTTTTTGCAGTCCAAATATTTCAACTACAGACTGTACATCGGTTATCCTCCTAAGAACTACGTCTAGGGCATCAGCCCGATAAACTAGTGGAGGAGTGGTACAGAGCTTTCCCTCTTTCTCTCGCACTTTCTTCAGCATCCTGCCATAAGGTCCATCCTCTCCTAAGATGTCACCCGAAACTATTGACAGATAGGCTTTCGACAAACTCTCGGATGATTTCAAGATATCAAATCCGTCATTACCATACAGGGTAAGACAACTCTCATGCCAAAGTATTAG